CGTCTTCACTAGGATAAGTTGCTGATACCTCAATAATAGGCGTTTGCAATTTTGCAACTGCCCTAAGATATGCAACAACTTGTGCCTTGTCAACTAGTGGTCTAGACACTTAGAACCATCTCCTATTGTTGTTGAAATAGTCTGGATCAGCGACCCAGTTTTCTTCCAACTTAGTAGTAGGACCATTAGGTGCATCCTGATACAAGTCATAAAAGTTTTGTAATTGAAGTGCCTTCTCTTGCTCTTTCTCATATCTTTCTAAAGCATGATTATAGTTAGCCGCGTCAACAGAGTTAACGTTACTAGTATCAGAAACGATACTCTCGTAGAAGATTTTCACTGCTTGGAAAGTATCGAGTCTGATTAATGTCTGATCATTCTTAATTAAAAGATTTGGATTGAACGCTGAGATTAATTGACCATTAGGTAAGTTAGCATAATAGTTAGCTCCTATCACGTTGTCGCAATATTGCGGCCACCAGCCAAATTCTAGCCAGTACAAAATTTCTTGTGACCCTACTGTAAAGTAATCGTCCCAGTCGATTTGCATTTGTGCCGCACGCCTTTCTGCCGCAGGATCATAAAATATGATATCCTGAACTGTTGCGTTTGATACTCTTTGATATGGAACTGACATATTATTCTTCCTATATTAATTCAACTTAAGCCTGAGCGATATTAATAGCACCACCTCTACGAGGATCTGCAACACCTGCACCCATGTAAGCAACACCTGTTAACCAGTTCTGAAGTCCGAAAGGAGCTTCACCAACTTTGATTTCTAGGTTTTCTTTCAATAGTGTAAAGATTGCAGTTTCATGCATGTAACCACCAACTAATACTGGTGTTGCAACGCCGTCAATTTCTCCGTTAGTTCCTGCGCCAGCAACTACTGGTGACAAGAAGTTAGAGAAGATAACTCTACAACCATATAAGTTAGAAAGTGTTCCAGTTGCTAACAATTCTTCACCAAGTGAAGTAATGGCTGAACCGCCTGAGTTTGCTACTGTAGTAACAGCACCGCCTGATAGTTCTGACAATACTCTAAGCATTGAAGAACCTACAACAGTATCATCACCGTTAGAGTCTAAAACAATAATAGGTGTTCCTGGTAAACGACCAACAACATAGTTTTGCTTGATTTTTTGTACAAGACCTAAAACTGTATTAGAGATGAAAGCCGCGTCTGTTGCCGCAGTTGTTCCACCTTGTTTTTGTAATTCCATAGCACCCATTGCTGTTACGACATTGAAGCCGTCAGCATTAGCCGCTACTGTGTTACCTGGAGTTGCTTTGAAGCCTAAGAAGGCTGCCGCTACTCTTTGATCAACTTTCTCACCAAAAGCACCACCGATTTCTTCTCCTAAAGTTGCGGCTAATTCAAATGAACTAGTCCAACCAAAGAAGATATCGAATGCTGTTGAGCATACTGCTGGTGTAGCAGTGATTTCTTTTTGTGTGATTGCTGGGTTTTGTACGTCTGCATCACCGTAGCCGGTTGTTCCTGTGTTAAGACTAGGATTGTAGTCTTGGAAACCTAGTGCGGGGAAGTTAGGTACTTTATAAGTGTTACCTTGAGCCGATGTTACTACTCTAGTGTAGTCAACAAGCCCTTGGCTTTCGTGCATTTGCTCAAGTGCAAATGAAGCAATAGCCGCTGTAAATGCGTTATTTTCTCCATTAGGACCGGCTCCTGCTGTGTTTATTACATATGCCATGATTAATCTCCTTTAAAATAAATTGGCTTAAACAAATTAATTTCTGTTTGGAGTCCCGTCAGATACTTTTACACCTAGCCCTTTTAGTCCTACACCTTTACCTAAACTATGCCTTTGTTTCCATGCTTTAAAAGCGGCTGGATCCTTAGAATAGTCTGGTATCGCATCTAGGTCGCTACCTGCAAACTTACTCTGACCTGGTCTCAAACCAGAACCAGATTGAGTAAATGATTGTTTTAGTAACTTAGGATTACCCTGTGCTACTTCATTCACTAAATCTTTTAACGTAAGTGGTTCGCCGTCTTGACCATATCGTTCTTGACCTTTAGTGTTTACAATGCTATAAGTACCGTCATTATTCCATTGAATGTTAGACTTAACTTTTTGCAAAGCATAATCTGAAAGATCAGGATCAAATCTGTCACCCATTGATTGCATGATGTCAGTTTCAAGTTCTTTTGCTTTCAATGCTCGCTCTTTTTGAGTAAGTTCTGATTGCAATTTCTTAAACTGTTCTTGCAAGTCATTGTTAGAAACAGAACGCTGTTTCATGTCAGGTTGACTTTGTTCCACTGGCTTTTCGTTGCCACCGATTTGTGATTGTGCTGTAGTTTTAGCAATAAACGCAACTGCATCTTCAACAGTGTTTAACTTCTGTCCTGATGCTCTACTCAATGCATTTAAAATACCTTGAGTTTGTGCTTTGCGTATACCTGCTGGGTTTACTTTACTTTCACTTGAAGATTGTTGACTTTCAACATTATCATTGTCCATCACTGCTTCTTCTTGCAGGGCTTGTTCGTTGCCACCGATATTTTCATCAATCATTAATTTCTCCTATTGTAACGTAATAAACGATTCGATTGTTATAAATTATTACCTTCCCGTGCTTCCTGCACCGTTTAGTAACTGTACTGCAACTGCTTGTTGCGTTGTATATGAGGGTCCAGTATCTACTATAGTTGTACTGTATCTCAAACCTTCTTCGTCATAACTTCCATCATCAACACCTTCGTAGTCATCATTATAACTAGGTATCTGTGATTGTAAGTCACGGCTTAAAACTTTTTCATTTTCTGTTTTCATAAGATTCTTCAATTGAGGATCTTGTAGTGTTTCAATGTATGCTTCTTCATATTGACCAACACTTTCATCAGGTGCTAAAATAGCAATGATGTCTTTTGTAATTAATGCATCAACAATTTCATTGTCTGGCACTAATGCTTTTGATTCTTTGTAAACTGCAATTCTGTAATTTGTGTCATGGGCATCATAATCAGTTGCATAGATAACTTCCCCTGCCCATCGCATACCCATAAAACGTGCGGCGTATGTAAAGATTTGTTCTTCTGCAACTTCCATAAGTCTTGCTTTTGCTTTTGCAACTCTATGAAGTTGTTTGCGTTCTTCAATAATAGCAATACCTGATTGTACATTGTGACGAGACATTCTTAGTCCACCTAAGCCTGTCAAGTTTTCGATTTGATCTAAAACTTCTTTTTGTTTTTCCATTGTTTTAGTCACATCGCCTGTATCTACAGGGATAGTTTCTACTTGACCTTGCATTGCTCTTACTATCGATCCTGCTTGTGCAGGAACTGAAACGCCTTTGTCTGCTCTAATTAATGTTTTAGCAAACTGAATAGATGTGTAAGCATCGCATTCTAGTTTGTAGTATTCACGCATTGCATCTGATGCAGAATCGATATCTGAGATTCCGTAGTCAATTGATCTTGGGTCTTGTTTAGCATAAGCCATAAATCCTGGGATACCCATACCTTCTGGGTATGTACCCTCATCGATCAGTTCTGCTTCACTGTTTTCTCTATCTGATTTATCAACTTTGTAACTTTTCCAATACGATGGATATTCTTCTGTACCTAAGTGATAACACTTAAAGTAAAAACACTCATCGTCTTCGTTTTCTAATACTTTAATATATTTTAATATTGGTCGTCCACCATATATTTCATACTCCCAATCCCATACTGATATGGGATTGATAGCAACAACATATGGTCTGCCTAAATTACCTTCATTTTCTTTAGGCATGTCAACAAAGATCCAACATTGTCCATAGATAGAAGTTAAGTCTCCTACTGTTTCCATAAAGCCGTCCATGCTTCTATTTTGCAAATCGGCATCTAACAACATCAGTTGTGACCATTCGATATTGTCTGGGGAGATTGCTACGCCTTGCGGGGTAGCAAATTTAAGTTCACGTTTTACGCCTGGCTCAAACACTACATCATTGATTGTGTCAACGATGTAACGACAGATAGGTTGTGCTACTGTGTTTTCAATTAAATCTAAGTATAGATTTGAATCTTCGCTTGGGCGCTTTTTGCGTACATGCTGTTTGAATTGTAAGCCGCCCAAGTATGCATATTGATAACTCAACATTTGAGGTAGCATTGTAGCATACAGGGGATTCTGCTCTAATAGGTCACTTGACTTCATGTATTGTTCCTATGAATTTGTTATTTATATTCTAACTAACATTGTATTTATTAATTAATGTTGTGTTTTGTGTTTGCAGTTATCATCGTGCCAACGTGTAAGCATTGCTGGTGTTGTGTACATATCGCAATACTTGCATTTACGTGAATTTTTACTGCCAAAAAGATTATCTCTTCCCTTTCCAATCATGTCTTGTGAATTATCTTGTCGTGTACCTAGAAGCAAATGATCTGGGTTGCAACATTTAGGATTATCACATGTATGCATTACTACTTTGTTGTTAGGTATGTAACCTTTGTGTATTTCGTAACTTACTCTGTGTGTAGTTCTCATACCACCTTTTTCCCCATCGCCATGATCTGCATCTCTAATCAAACCATAACCAATGTTGTTTGTAGACAGTTGCCACTCCCAACATTCAGTTTCTTCAATGTACTTACAACTACGATACAATCTTTCATCGATTGGTACTGTTTTTCTACCTTTTTTTGCCATATTAAATATCTCCATAAATATAATGTATTTATACTTAGAAAATATTTTTATAGATAAATTACCAAATTACGTGATCAACGTCTTGTTCTGCATTACCCATAATTTCTTCCCACGTGGGTCCCCCTTTAAACAAAGGGCTATGAGGTACATGATCTAATCCTGGTTGCATACGTCTTTGCATATTAGGATCAGTGCTTACGTATTCTGCTCCTTCCCAACTATCATGTTGTACAGGGAACAAATGATGTATACCATATCTGATACAATCACCTAAACCATCAATGTGTGAATATTTTGCATCTGTATATTTGACTAACTTTTTACGTGTACCATCTTCAAAGTGATAACTCTGTAATGCTTCTATCAATTCAGTATCATAATGAGATACTAGTAAGCCGCCCCTGTTGATAAATGCATTACTAGAGTTATCGGTATCGCTTACAAGAGGATTTGACTTTCTTGTATTGATAATTGTGAAACCATACTTTTCTAAGATTACTCTATCAGTGACACCAAACACGCTAGTAGTATCACGGTTCGTTTGTGCTCCTGACATATCAATGATAGAGTATATTCTACGACGGGGATAATCTTGTCTGATCTGCTGTGCTAGTTGTTCTGTACCACAATCTTTAATTGCATACGATTTTAATATTTCAATCTTACCTGATCGTTCTCCGGGTCTAGTTACTTGTGCAACAGTACAACACATCCGTTTTTTGTTAAAATCGTGGAATGTATAAATGTCACCTAGATCATCAAAGATATCATGGCAGTGTTTTGCTTTATTAAATGTATAGAAAAATTGATCTTGTACGCTTTCCCAACTGCACATATAATCTTGCTCGAATTTAAGAGGAGACAATATACGCTTTTGTTCTTCTATAAATTCTAAATTACCAGAACGCATTTCCAAGTAATTCATGTGCCTAACTATGTATCGATCTGGATTATTGTTAGCAAGAGTAAACAGATCAAAAAGAGGTCCGTTTCCGTTGGGTGTAGAAATTACAATCAATCTACCTTGAGTATCAGGTGACCCAACACGGGGTCGCAATCGGTTTGTAATTTCTTGTAGTGTGTCTTGTGAATAAAGTGCGGCTTCGTCTGCTACCCATATACCTACGTTTAGACCACGTAGATTTTCTTTCATCTCTGCTGACTTGCATCTGATAAAAACACCATTAGGGAATTTGATAGTAAGTTCACTGTTGTTGATTTCTTTACCATCACGTAAACCAAAGTGTTCAATACAACTCTGCTTCAAAGGTTCCCAGATCAAAGACTTGATCATAGACCCTGTTGGCGCAGAGTAAATGATATCTTTACCCTTATGATATTTTTCATCACTTGCAAACAGCGGAAGGGCGACTGATGCTAGAAATGTTTTGCCTGATCCAACAGGCACTATATCAATGCAATGTTTTTCTGTAGTAAGCCAGTCTTGCATGATAGTTGCTTGTTCCCCATAAAGAGGAACATCTATT